GTTAAAATCATTACTAACATCAAGAAACCCAAAGTTTACTGCAGTTGCCAGAGAAGATTCTGATTATAAATTATCAAATGTTTGGCGAACTATACTAGAATACATTTGGGATATATCAAACTGTAATACACATTTTAAACAAGTTGTTCACGATTATTCAGTATCTGGTATAGGATACTTTTATGTTTATGTTGACCCAGAATCGGATTTTGGTAGAGGAGATGTTAAGATTACTGGTGTTAGCCCTTTTCGTGTTTATGTAGACCCAGCATCTAGAGATAGACATTATGCTGATGCATCAGCTATAGTTCTTTCTACTATACTTACAAAAGATCAGCTATTAGGTTTATATCCAAAACTAGAAGAGATTATTGATAGTATTGATAGTTCAACAGATGAAGAAGATTATCCTACCTCTAAAAGAAAAAACTCTTCATCTTCTTTTACTCCTGATGTAGTTAAAGATTATGATAGTGATGGGTATGAAAAATATAAAATACTAGAGAGATTTGAAAAAATTAAAGTTCCTTTTTATAGATTATTTAATAAGGAAACACAAGAAGAGAAGATAGTTGATTTAGATTCTTTTCAAAAAATTCTGTCTGAAAATTCTCATTTGATAGAATCGGGACTGGTTGAAGCAGTCGAGGTTATGCAAACTCGTATAAAACATGTGGCTACAGTTGGACAAATACTGCTTTATGAACAAGTGCTAAATACTGATATATACCCTATTATACCAGTCCCAAATATTTGGACAAACACTCCTTATCCAAAGTCCGATGTAAATAAGGTTAAGGATTCTCAAAGACTAATTAATAAATTATTTTCTTTAACTTTAAGTCATGCACAAGCTTCTGCTGGTTTAAAGCTTTTAGTTCCAGAAGGTAGTGTTGATGACATTGGTCAGTTAGAAAGAGATTGGGCAAACCCTAATGCTGTTATTGAGTTTAATCCAGAGTTTGGAGAACCTCATTATCCAGCACCCCAAGCTTTATCTTCTGAGTTCTACGCATTAATTAGTAGAGTAGAAAATTATATAGATTTAAATTTTGGTATACCAGAGTTGTTACAAGGGTTTAGAAGTGGTGCTGCTGATACAGCTAGGGGCACATACTTGTTGCAAGAAATGGGAGAATCAAGAGGTAGATCTAAATTAAGGGATATAGAGGGAAGCTTAGATGTTCTTGGTAGATGTGTTTATAACTTTGCTAAAGGACATTATAGTTTTAAAAAGACTTTTAGAATAGTGCAACCTAATAATGACATTACAGAATTTACTGTAAATAACAGACTTTACGATGATAAGTCTAAAGAATTGCAGTCTATAGATAATGATATATCATTAGGTCAGCACGATATTCGGATAGTATCAGGTTCAACGTTACCATCAAATAAGATGGCTGAGTACAATATGTATTTAGATGCTTACAAGTTGGGCTTGGTAGATGATGTCGAGGTTTTAAAGAAAACTGAAATCTACGACAAAGAAGGTGTTCTGCAACGAAAAGGTACTATGAATCAAATGCAGTCATACATTAAACAACTTGAACAAGAGGTTAAGAAACTGCGTGGTGATTTACAAACTTCTGAGCGTGAAATGATTAGTGCTAGAAAACAAACCATCACTCAAAAGTTCAAAAGCGGATTAGATAGTGTAATGGGTGAACTAAAAGAAAAAGAAAGAAAAAATCTCAATAGGTTGGAAAATGTAATTGACAAAGCTGATTTGCAGGCTAGATTCGGACAAAAGCAAGAACAAGGCATATTGGGTGCCGAAGAAGGCGTTGAAGGTTAACAATATAGAGTCAAGTCTTACCTAGGATATCGAAAGGTATTGCCAAAGTTAGAGTAAGAAGATTCAGAAAGGAATAAAATGGAAAACCAAACAACAGAAAAAGTAGGAAATACTTACGAGGATAAATTAGTACAAGATAGAAAAGGTCTGGATGTTACTATGCCAGATGTTGAAGTTGTATCTAATGAACCACAAGAACAAGTAGTTGAAGAGCCACAACAAGAACAATATAGGGCTCCAAGCGAAATAACTGCTGAAGGAAATGAAGAGCAGATTGATTATGCTACTGATTGGGAACAAGAAAGTAGAAAATTTCAATCTATGTATGATAAGCAAAAAGCTGAGTTTGATGCATTAAGCTCTCAAATAAAACCTTTACAACAGTTACAATCTGTTCTAGAATCTAGACCAGATGTGGTTCAAACATTACAACAGCAACTCGAAGGAAAGCCTACACAAAATAATGAAACTAAATCTCAAGATAATATTGTAGATGAAAATTCATTTGACCCATGGGAAGCCTATTACAAACCTGACTCTCCATCGTACAAGTTACGTGTAGAGAAGGAAAAGGCTTTGGTTAATGAAGCTGTTTCTGAACAAATGGCTGGAATCCAAAGTCAAGTTGCTATGCAAAATCTTAAGACTGAGTTAAAAGGAAAGTATGGTATGGGTGATGATAAGGAAATAGATGACTTTATTAATTTTGCTATGACACCAAGAGATCAGCTACCAGTTGATTTTCTTATTAATGTTTATAGACAATTTTATAATAAAGGAGAAAATGCTCCCTCATCAGAAAACATACAAGCTGTAACTGAAACTCAAGCTATGCCAAGATCTGCTGGTGTTTTACAAGGTGGAGAACCTAATGTAAAAAGCGAGTTAGATGTTTCTTGGGATAGAATCTTAAAAGCTGGCAACGCTGGAAGATTACTTTAAAATAAATGAATAATGGAGAACATTAAAAATGTCTGTTACAAAAGGGATAAAACTCTCTAGCGATATTACTGCTGCAGCCACTAGTGCTGGCGTAGGACAAGCTCCAGATAGAAGACGGTTATACGATTTTAGTGATCGAGTTGCTGAATTGGCTCCAGAAGAATCGCCATTCTTCGTATACCTTTCGCAAGTTGCTAAATCGCCTACTGATGATTCAGTATTTCGCTATCTAGAGAATAGATCAAAAATAAATATGACAACAAGAAACTTTTTAATTAAAGGTGCTGTTGGAACTGTTGCTGCTGAAAGTAGCTATACCTTCATAGTAGATGCTGATACAGCTACTGGTGGTATTGACTCTGGTGGAGCTGCAGTTGATTTTTTAATTAAAGGAATGGTATTTGTTGTTAACACAACTACTGGTGCTGAAACTTCTGGTTATGCTCAGGCAATGGTAAGAATTGAAACTGCTCCAGTTTCTAATTCTAGTGATACTTCTTTTACTGGTAAAGTTATAAGTTTATCAAATGCTAATGTTTCTGGATACAATGTTATTGCTGATGATGACGTATGTCAAGTTATTGGTACTGCTTTTGCTGAAGGAACTGCATCACCTGATACTTTTTCAACTGAAATTGAAGATGACTTTGGTTTTACTCAAATCTTTAAAACTTCTTGTGAGTTATCAAACACAGCTATTGCAACACGTTACCGTGGATATGCAAATGAGTTTGAAAGAATTTGGGCAACCAAGTTACGTGAACATAAAGTAGACATTGAGCGTGCAATGCTATTTGGACAAAAAGCTCGTGTTTCTGGTGTTCAATATACTGAAGGTTTAGTTGGTCATATTGTTAAAAATGCAAATCCAATAACCAATACTAATAATTTTAGTTACACATCTGGCGTTCCTTACTATCGTAGTGTTGCAACTTCTGAGTTAACCTATGATAGATTGCTTGCTGACTTAGAAGTTATCTTTGATCCAGCAAGAGGTGGTTCTGCAGATAGATTGGTGCTTGCATCATTACCAGTAATTACTTTCTTTAACAAGTTAGGCGATGGTGCTTTTATGGATGCATCTATGGGTGCAAGTGGTTCAATCAATCGTTACAACTTTGAAGAAAGACAAGGTCAGTTTGGTCATAAGATCATGACTATTGATACTGTTCATGGAACAATGCACTTAGTTAAAGAACCATTGTTTAGAGGTCTTTCCTCTGGTTTTATGTTGATGGCTGATATGAGTAAGTTAATGTATAGACCATTAGTTGGTAATGGTTTAAATCGTGATACTCATATTATTACAAACGTACAAAATTCAGATGAAGACTTACGTAAAGATATGGTTATTACCGAAGCTGGTCTTGAAGTTACACTTCCTGAGTGTCATGCACTCTATGAAGTAGAAAGTGTATAAGGAGTATAAGTATGTTAACTGATTATTTAAATGAGAATAGTGGTGTTAGCGATCTTGCTTTAAAATACGAAGTCATAAACGCTGCAAGAACTTTGACTGCAGCAGACTCTGGAAAAGTATTTGGAGTAGAGCAAGATAGTGCTTATGAGATAACATTGCCTTTAGCAGCAGCTGCTGGTCAAGGCTGGAACTGTAAGTTTATTCTTACTCAAGTTGCAGCTAATGCAGTAACTATTGCTAACAATACTAGTGAAGATACAATTGTAGGAATGACTGCTGGTGGTGATGGTGGTGCAGGTAGTTCAGCAGAATCAGCTGTAGATGAGATTGTATTTATCAGTGGTGCACAGCTAGGCGATACAGTAGAGCTTTTTTGCAATGGAACTAATTACTTTGCAAAAGCAATGGCTCATGACGTTGCTCATATCACAATATCATAATCCGAATAAATAAGGATTGACAGTATGGATACTGTGGGGCTATCAATAAAAGGTAGCCCCAAAAATCCAAAAAGAAAAGGAATAGTAAATGGCTAATTATAATTCAAGCAATACAAATGTAAAAATTTTTGTTAATGATCCAGTAGGTGGAGATAAGAGTAGCCCATCTGGTCATATGGCAAAAGAAATTTACGATTACATTGTTTCGTTAGATTCTACTGATAATGCAATTATTTCAATATCTCATTGTCCTATGAATGGAGAAAGAGTTATGACTATGGTGGTATCTGGATCGTGAGCGTTTGTCAACATTGCAGTAAACCTAATAAAGAAAATTGGTTTTATTGTAGATCATGTGGGAAGAGAGCGTCTGCTCCTAAGTTTACAACAAATTCTTTTATGAGAAGCGATATAGCTAAAAGAACTGATATAGAATTTGGTACTATGGATAGACAAAAAAGTATTGATAAAATGAGAGACCAAGCTTGGAAGTTCGATGCGTAGGTTTGGTAAAGGTTTTAAAACAGTAACCAGTTGTACAATGACTGGAGGAAGGAAAAAAGAAAATGCCGTATCATTACGGAGGAAACTCAAACTCAAAAATGGTAAAGAAAAAATCCAAACCCAAAAAAAAGAAAAAAAAGACTAATAAGAAAAAAAGAGTGATGTAGTAAATGGCAACTTTTAGTGCACAAGTAGTAGATTTAGTAGGTACGTTTAGCGACGAAACTGCATTAGACACATTTATAACAGAGGGTGCTAATGAAGTTATAAATGCTATGCCTCGCCCTATACTAGAGCGAGTTGCAGAGGAAACATCTGTTACTGACGGCACCACAACATCTGAAGGTCATAAGATATTATATGTTCTTAGAAACGATGGAACAATAGATCAACCATGTAGATTAGTTCCAGCTTTTAAAAGAGGCAGAATACAAGATTCTTCTGACATGGAGTTTGCTACTACATCAGACCCAGCTTACTATATACAAGATGGAAAGATAAATATATTTCCAAATGGTAATGGCTTGATGGTTTCAGTTCCTACTTATAGTCAATCTTCTCCTTTAGATGCAAGTGGAATATCTACAATAACTAATTTTCCAGACGAGTATGAATATCTTGTTACATTGTATGCAGCTATAAAAGCATTAAATCAAAATCTTTCTGCTTTACATAGCAACTCTGATATTACAACTGCTTTAACTGCTATAAACACAGAGATAGACGAAACACTTACTATTGCAGATTTAATAAATACTCAAATAGATGCAGCTGTTGTAGAGATAGCCGAGACTGTTACTAATGTAGATTCTAGCGTAGATACTGCTTTAGCTGCTATGACAACTGCAGCTGGAAGAATAAATACAGCTGTTGGTCTTGCTAATGTTGAGTTTGATAAAGGCGATGCTTTACTAGACTTAGGAGAAGCAGATACTGAAAGTGATATAAATACTGCATTAACAGCTATGAAAGCAGCAGTAGAAGCTGCAGAAGCTGCTTTTGACAAAATAGATGGATCTGATGAATCTGTATTTGGAGATGAAGATACATTTTTAACAGCCAGTTCTCAGCTAACAAGAGTTAAAGCTGCTATAGATAATGCTGAAAATCTTATTAATAATAACCAACCTAGTGCTACAACAGATGCTTTTGGAGCACAAGCTAACGAAGATATTGAATTGGTAACATCTGCTTTAAATA